GGACTAAGCGGAGTTGCACAAGGTGGACAACCTAGCTTTGCTGAACTTGCTTCAGGTGGTTCTGTTGTATGGAGCACTGGTGCTGCTGCCACAACAGCTACAGCAACATCAAGAGCTAATATGACGGTACAATTAAATAGTGGATTAAATAGCCGAGTCAATAATTCAAACTATATTTGGGTAAGTGCTAACGATTATAGAGCAACATTTGGAAGCAACGATACAAACTTTGTAATAGGAAGACCCATAACAGGAACTATGTTTGCAGCTAGTACTACTATTACAGGTGGTTATATTAGTCCAAATAGCGGCGATAATTACGGGTTTTTTTACCTAAGTCGTAATACTATACAAAGTGTTGATTCTAATGTAACCGATGCATACACAGTTACTTTTAATACAGCGTTAACTAATAGAAACTTTGCATATTTTAACGTGGCAAGTTTTGATGAATCTGCTGCAAAACCTGGAACAAGTATAACTGGAGGCAATAATGGCATAACTGTTTCTGCTAACACGTTAGTTAACAGTGTAACATTGAAAAACTGGGGCGGAAATGATTATTATGAAGTACAGTTTAATAATTCGTTTAATGGAACGCTAGCAGCAGGCACGGGAACAATTACATTTAGTTTTGTGCAACCTCCGTATGCACAACCAGGCGAAACTGTATTCTCGTTTATTGCTGTTCCTGGAGAAAGATCAACTCTGGACTTGTCAGCGTTGAAAGAACTTACTAACACTCCACTAGGCGGCAGAGGAACATATCCTAATGGACCTGATGTACTAGCAATTAATGTTTATAAGGTTAGTGGAATAGATATTACTTCTAATATCATTCTAAGATGGGGCGAAGCACAAGCTTAAAGAGTTTCGATATAGTCTGCAAAAGAGCTAAGATCATCAAACACTATGGTTTTAGCTCTTATATTGCGGTAGGTAAATTTCTTTAGTGCTAACTCAGTTTCTAAACCATATCCAGTACGTACTAATACAGGTATTGCACCTATTTTATAAGCAGCCTTTAGGTCGCTCATTTTATCACCAACATAATATCCTCGATTGAACTTTATATTTTTATGTTTGTGTTCTTTCTCGCAACGCTTAAACATACCAGTATTAGGCTTTGCATACATATCACTCTTATGACTACTAGCACTATAATAGATAGCATCAATGCTGGGACAACCTGCAGATCCCAGCAATTCTAACATGTACATATGCAATGCATCAACATCTTCCTCAGTAAACATACCCTTTTCAATGCCACCTTGATTTGTAATAATTGTAATCTTATGTCCAAGCCTGCGCAATCTAGCAACTGCTTCTAAACTACCTTCAATAGGTTCAAAGTCGACGCCTTTCCAAGTATAGGTTCCGCGATCAACATTAATAACACCGTCTCTATCAAGACCGATTACGCATTTAGGAGCAATATAATCGAGAGAAGATAGCGGGTCTTCTCCCCAGTAAATATCAACCATCTTGATCCTCAGGATTTAAATTAGGTTCAATTTTAGGTTTTTGACTATCGCCTGGCGCAACACGATAATTATCCTCTACACTGTCTGCTGTACTAACTTCAGTAATGCTTGAACCTTCTTGTAGACATATTAGTTGATGCGGCTGCAACGGAGGATTATGCCACACATCGCCTTCCTTTAACTCTTTTTCATAAAGCACCGCAGTTTTTGTATCAATCCAGCGTACCTTAAAACGTCCACTATTTACAAACCAAGTTTCATCTTTTTCTCTGTGGAAATGCATACTAAATTTTGCATTTGATTTTTCAAAAAACATAATCTTGCCGCAGTATTTGTCATTGGTAGCCCAAATTAATTCATAGCCCCAGCCTTTAGGAACAACGCCACTTAGTCTAGTCGGTTCTTGCATTTATATAATCCTCAATTGATGTCCATTGCATGTTTACTACTGAATTTAGTTTAGTTAAATCAGCACAGGTGTACTTCTGATACTGTGATTTTAGTTGTTCAGGCATAGGTGTGTATTCTATGTCAGCATGATACTTTTTAGCAATAGTACGTCCTACTGTTTCAAAACTTGTGGCTGTGCCTGTTCCTACATTGAATATTCCGCTAGTATCAACGTCAAACATTTTTTCGTGAAGGCGACAGATATCTTCTACACAAACAAAATCACGACAATATTGATCTGAATTTTCAAACAGTTTGATCACGCCGTTTTCTTGAGCCTGTTGAATGAACTTGATATAGGGACTTGCCTGATCACCTTTGTGCGATTCGCCAGGACCGTAAACATTAAAGTAACGAAACCCTTGTATGGTAATCTCAAACTCGTCTAGGTATTGATTGATAAATCTATCAAATAGATATTTGCTCCAAGCATAGGGGCTTTGTGGTAACAGTGCTCCATCTTCAGTAAAATGTTCTGTAGTGCCATACACACTAGCACTGGAAGCGTACTGTAGATTAGTACCAAAGTTTTCGCACACCTGCGCAAGCCGCACAGTGAATTCAAAATTCTGTTCTAGTATCTGATCGACATCTGTGTAGGTAGTTGACGATATTGCTCCAGTGTGTATGCACCAGTCATAGTCTTCTGTACTGGGAATAACGCCCGGCATGTATTCCCAACCTTCGACATCGTGTCCTTGACTTTGCAAATACAGTGCAATGTTTGATCCGATAAATCCTTTGTGTCCTGTTACTAATATTTTCATTTAGTTGCCTCTATTATTTTTGTTGTACTAAATCCATCTACAGTAGATACAATGTGTACAGATGCTAGATCATTGCCCACTACTGTAGATTCTGTATAATCCCCACCTTTGACAATTAGGTGTGGCTTCGTTTGTTTAATTAATTCGTAAGGAGTATCTTCGTCAAAGACGATAACTTCACTAACCCACGGCAACATTTCTAGTTGACTCTTACGTTTCTGTTGATCGTTTATAGGACGACCTTCGCCTTTTAATCTCTTAACACTAGCGTCCGAATTAATACCCACTATTAATTTTGTGCCCAGTGTGTGCGCTTCTGACAATAATTTTAGATGACCTTGATGAAGAATATCAAACACACCATTTGTAAAGACAACACGTTCTTCTATGTCTTCTACCTTTAAAATATATGTGCCCAGTTTCTTAACACTGACAGTTGAACCTTTGACTGCTAGATCAAGGCACATTTTATGATCATATCCGCGTGTAAGAGCATACACAAATGCTGCTAAGAAACAGTCTCCAGCACCTGTAACATCTGCTACTTCCACACTGTCTACAGGAATGTCATAGACTTGTCTGTCTATATTAGCAATAACATTACTACCAGCATTGGTTATAATAATATTGCCCTTCCAGTCAGTAAATCCAAATTCACCAAACTCTTTGTAGTTGGGTTTTACTAACCAAGCACCATCATAGTGAATTGCATAATCTTTTGGATCTACAATAACACGACATCCAAAACGATTAATGTGTTTGATGATCTGTCGACTTTCGTCTAGCACACCTTTGTTGTAATCACTTAGTACAACGTAGTCGTATTGTGAAAACTGATCATTGACGATCTTGTCTAAAACATCTGTACCATTAGCGTGTTTGTCAAGGTCGATACGTGTAACATAATGTCCATCACAGATTACTCTGGTCTTAATACTGTGTTCAGCACCGTGATCGTAGAGGTCAACATCTACACCTAAACTGCGTAGATTTTCGTAGACAAGACCTGCGCCACCCACAGTTTCAACTTCGCGTTGATAGGTTATAACAGGTACAGGTGCTTCGGGACTCAATCTTGTTGACGTTCCGTAGATGTATTTGTCGATTATAATATCGCCGATTACTAAGACTTTCATACTGTATTATATAACAAATTGTGTTAATTGTCAAGTAAATTTATAGTTAAAAACACAGTTTCAAGTTTACGCAGATTAACTTTGCTTTGAAGTGTGTTTTTAAGACCGTGGTGTAAGGGCTTGGGCCACTTGTTAAAACTACACCACGCATAACCGTCGTGTTCGCAGTTTAGAACGGGTATAAATTCATGTTCTATAACACAGAGGTAAGTGTGAAAATAGAACTTTTCGTCTGTGCTCACAAAACTTTCTAGAGGAAGTGTTTTTTTGATCTTAGGGAGATCGCCGATTTCTTCTCGTATTTCTCTCTGTAGGCCTTCCCACGGAGTTTCGCAGCCTTCGTTAGTGCCACCAACTAGACCCCAAAGATTAGATCGTTTACCTTGACTGCGATGTAAAAACAAAAACCGATTGGTGTCCAGTGTATAAAAGAGAGCACCACTACAAACTATTCTATCATTCATACAAATAATTAGCCGTCTAGTTCAATACGCCATGTCCCGATTGGGTAGTCACCTTCTATGCTCTTGAACCATTCGCCGTCTTTGTATCTATACTGTGTACCAGTGTTTAGATTAGTAGTGTAGGTCAGTTCAGTAGTAGCACTAGCATCAAACACTATGCTCCATTTTGCGCCGTCCCATTCTACAATATCATTAGCACTGGCTATGAGACCCGTGCCGTCTGTGTTGCGCCATGCTGCTGATACTTCTACTGCGTCTACACTGCCTACATCCTCCAGCAGCAACAGTCTAAGTCCTGCGATCTTAACATCAGTTGGGTTAAATCTAGTAGGATCAATAATGTAGTCTATGCTGGTTCTGTTTGAGATTACTGAATCAGTAGGGAATGTGTCAGTATCAAAGTTGACTTCGATCTTACCTTCGTCGAACGGATTCAGTGTAAATGTGCCTGTGACTGTGTTAGCATTGTCGACACTGGTTAGATAGATACGACTTACGTCTGCTCGATAGGTATCAGGCAGTGCTTCGAATATTTCTCTCCAGTTGACATTACCAACTATGCCTCTCGCAATCAACTGCGCACTGCCGGCTTCTAAATACACACCATAGGTATTGTAGTTCACATTGGCCATCTGACTGGCTGCTTCACTCTGTGCCTTAGATCCAAATTCGTTAACTGTAGATCCTGGTCTTGCAAAGTCATCATACTGATTTAATTCTGGTGCGCTAACACCACTTTCAATTGTGCCTCTAGTTTCGTCAAACATGCTGGTAATGACATTGGTAATCACGCCCATCTTTTTAACTTTTGTAGGAGGGCTAATATAGATTGGAATACTAAAGGTAAGCGACGATACGTCGATTTCTGAATCAACACCTACAGGTATGCTGCGATTTGACCATGTGACGTTTTCTAAGTTTACTACTGTGATACTGGTCCAGTCTATAAAATTGTCAGTGGTCTGCATTTCTAAACTGGGATTAAACAGCACCAGTATCTGTTCTAGTATTTGTAATTTTTGGTCAGTGTTGGACGCCCATATGTCAGCGTTTATCCTCATTAAGTAAGGTGTAGGTATAAGACGTTCTACAGTATAATTTTTACCTTGGAAATTTAGATATTCACCAGTGCTTTCATCGTAGGCACGTTCTCTTATGTTGGTTGATCTAGTGTAAGTAGCATCAGTTAGTCTATCTTTGTCAAGTTCTAGCCCAGTGATATAAACTGATATTCTCGGCGCACTGGGCAATTTGTTTTCTGAGTTCTCTCTAATAATGTTTGCTACCTGACGTGTGAGATCGCCATACATCACAGGCACTTCTTTGATGTTACCCTTACCATCCTTTACAGGAAAGTTGCTGAGAATTCTCATCATCTGCGTAGTGTAGCGTCTTAGTTGTCCATCGTAAAAATATTGAGACATTACATTACCTCCATCCACACACGTTTACCGTCAACAAGTTTCCAGGTTTTCCCCTTCATTTTTCCTTTATTTGCTAAACCTACTTTTCTTTTATGGTCTTCGGAGAATGTTTTTCCTTTCATAGGACCGCCATCTCTTCTTTTCCAGCCCCCATCGCCTCCATTATTCCTACGTCTTGCATGAGCGGCTTTTTGTGCTTTGCTCATACGTTTTTTGCTGTCTTCCGAATGCAGTTTATTATCACCGCCTTGTCGAATGTTATATCCTTTTTCAATTGAGTTGTATTCTTTTATGTATTTTTTTTCTAATTCGTTTAAATGCTCTAAGTTATTAGCATAATCTAAAACTTCCCAATCAAATGCTTCAACGCTATATTTTTTAATAGCATTATGAAAATGGTATGATTTATCAGTATAACGAGCACTGCTAATATGTTCTAATCTACGACGATTAGGCTCTTGAATAGATTGACCAATGTATACTTTGCCAGTTTCTCTATGTGTCCATTTGTATATGTGCATTAATTATCTGCCCTTGGTCTAAGTGCCTTGCTCAGGCTCTGTCTTTCCTCAACAGTTTCGCCACCGATTTGGTTAGTTTTAGTATTATTGATAAAGCCGGATTTTTGTGTTTGTCTTTCCAGTACGTTGCTCAGTGTCATACGTATATCATCGTTTACTTTGACCCAACGCTGTCCATCATAGCGGAACATTCTGTTTGGTAAAAAGTCTGTTCTTAGGAAATAATCACCTTCCATATTGTTTCTAGGAAACTGTATTCCAAAACCAAAAGGAGCACCGTTGGGCGCAGCGTCGCCTGTGCCTACAAGATAACCTGTATAGCCTTCTCTTTCTGGCCTGTTGACGACTTCGTCTGTGGTAACTGTGATACCACTAGCATCTAGTTCTTCATTATCTGCGGTTCTTAGGTCAATAGTGCCATCGTCATTTGTTGACACAGTATAATAATGACTAATGTCATAACCACTCTTGGGAGAGTCAGCCTCTGCCTGCGCTACTATAGCATTGCTGATCTGCATTTCTCGTTCATAGGTTGACAGTATATCACGCAGTGTAGTATCAGTATCTTCGCCTGCGGGCAGATCCAATATTTCTGCGTATTCTTGGCTATCGTATATCTGCTTTAATTTTAGTCTGTACAGATGCGGATACCACGTTTGGCTAAATCCTTCTGCGGATCTGTTGACGTCTTCTATCACATAAAAACGCTTCAGAGCAAAATCATAATTGTTCAGCGCATATTCGTCTTTGAGATGCGGCAATTCAATTACATCGCCCGATAGAGGCTTGCGTCCCAAGGTCTTTACTATGCTGTTGATATGCACTGTCATAAACAGTGTGTCATTGCTTAAAAATAGACCAAACTGACTGAGATCAAAATCAATGTCTTGAACATTGTAGATTGCTCTGTGCGAATATACATCCGGATCATATTTTCTATCTCTGTTTTCTAAAAACAGTAGATCCTGTATGTTTGTTTCTTTTACAGCATCATAGGTAGGCTGATCCGCAGTACCTTCACCTTCAGCAGGATTTTCAGGACCTAGGTATTTGTGAACATTGATATCAGTACCGCCGACTGTGAACATCTCCTGAATCTGACGATCTAGGAAGTAGTAGTCATTGCCGCGTTCTGGTTTGTATAAGCTGATTCTTGGCATATACATATTTATAATAAATACTGTACGGAGAACACTGATGACAGATTTAGCAACAAGCAAACAAGAAATTTTCGATTACATTTTCGCAATGTTCGGCGGCGGCATGGTAGATGTTGAACTTGATCCTATTCACTACGAAACAGCACTGTCAAAGGCGCTGGGCAAGTTTAGACAGAGATCAGATAACAGTGTACAAGAATCATATCTGTTTTTGACCACAGTGCCGGATCAAAACGAATATGTGTTGCCAAGAGAAGTTGTGGAAGTAAGACAGATTTTTAGAAGATCGATAGGATCAAGACCCAGCACATCATCAGCAGGCGGCCCTATTTACACTCAGAGTTTTACAGCAAGCTCGGGACAAAAAACATTCAACATAAACTACAACCTACTAAGCGTACAAAATGTTACAGTTAAAGTTAACGGTGAAACCAGCACAGACTATGTTACTGACACTGATCAACGCAGTATTACTTTTAACATAGGGTTAAATGCAGGTGATACTGTAGGAGTTAGCCTGTTCAGTAGCGGCGCAAGTGGCGGCGGCAGTTTGTTTGATCCGTTTAGCCTTGCCTATACCAATGCTTATCTACTAAGTTCAAATCAGATGGGCGGCTTGGCTACTTACGATTTCTTTAGTCAATATCAAGAACTGGTAGGACGTATGTTTGGTGCGTTTATTGAATTCAAATGGAACTCTACTACTAAAAAACTTACACTGCTACAGCGCCCCAGAGCAGAAGAAACTATGATGCTGTATGCCTACAACTATCGTCCAGATATAGATCTTCTCAACGACTATCTTGCTAGAGAATGGATCAAAGACTACACACTGGCTATGTGTAAGTATATGCTGGGCGAAGCACGTTCGAAATTCGCCACCATCGCAGGACCACAAGGCGGATCAACGCTGAACGGCGATACTCTCAAAGCAGAAGCACAAGCAGAACTAGAAAAACTAGAACTACAAGTATCTACAGCAGTATCCGGCGGGACTGGATATTCCTTTGTAATTGGATAATGGTTGACATTGATTACCTTTTGTTGTATAATAACAAAAAGGAGTAGCAATGAAGAAAAAGTTATTGATAATAGGCCATGGTAGGCACGGTAAAGACACAGTGTGTGAAATGCTCAGAGACCGTTACGATTATAGTTTTGAAAGTAGCAGTCAATTTTGTTCAACACTTTTTATCTACGATCAACTCAAAGATCAATACGGATACGCTGATGAACAACAATGCTATGCTGATCGACACAATCACAGATCAGAATGGTACGATGCTATCTGTGCCTACAATGTTCCAGACGCAAGTCGACTGGGCAGAGAGATATTTACCGCACACGATATCTACTGCGGTCTGCGTAACAAGCGTGAATTCTTTGCTATGCAGAACACTGGCGTTTTTGATTACGCAATTTGGGTAGATAGATCAGATCATTTGCCAACAGAAGATCCTACCAGTATGAGTCTTGAACAGTGGATGGCAGATTTTACTATTGACAATAACGGCACACTGGATGAATTAGAATTTAATGTTGATCGGCTAATGACTTATTTAGAAGTCAGGGGTTAGATCTCCCTGCCGCCAGCGTACTCCTTCCTTTTGAAGAATACGCTGGCAATTGGCACATATGGTTTTTAGATTACTAGGCCGTGTGTTTACCAGATCACCGTCTATGTGATACACATTGAACTGTTCTGAGTGCTTTGATTTGAATCCGCATTTTTCACAGTGATTCTTTTTATCATATCCTGCTAGTTGCCATTTGGGTATACCATGCCCTACGCCATTGCGTAAGCAACGTTCACACTTTTTTCTATAGTGTGTTTTTCCGTCTTTTACATAATTTATAGCTGCTGGACGCTGTCCACAAACACATAACGGCCTCATATACTATTTAGCTCACCTTTACAGCCCCTTTTTCCAGCAGTTATATCAGCTTTTTTAATGATGTTTATATAAATACTGTAAGATAAAGAACTATCCAACAGGAGAATTAATATGGCATTAGTATCACCAGGCGTAGAAGTAAACGTTATTGACGAAAGCTTCTACACTCCGGCAGCAGCTGGTACTGTACCTATGATTTTTGTTGCTTCAGCAGAGAATAAAACATCGAGCAGCGGCACAGGAATTGCACAGGGTACATTAAAAGCAAACGCTGGTCGACCCTACTTAATCACCAGCCAGAGAGAGCTAGGTGAAACTTTCGGAGACGCAGTATTCTACACTGACTCAAACAACAATCCAATCCATGGCGGCGAACTAAACGAGTACGGACTTCAAACAGCATACAGCTTGCTGGGTGTATCAAATCGTGCATATGTTGTTCGTGCTGACCTAGATCTAAGCAAGCTACAGGCTAGTGCTACTGCACCAGGCGGCGAACCAGCTGATGGTGCTTATTGGTTTGACACACAGATTACTAGTTTTGGTATTTTAGAATGGAACGCTGCTCCAGTTACCACAACCGGCGGACAAAGCTTCTCAACTGTACCACGCACAGTAATAATAGAACCAAATGATCTTTCGAACCCTATCAACACTGCAAGTGCTCCAAAAACTTCAATTGGTGCTGTAGGTGATTATGCAGTTGTAGCAGCAAGCACATCAAATCACGTATGGTATAAGACAGCAGGGACAAACACACTAGCAGGTACTCCTGGTAGTTGGGTAAGAGTAGGTTCTCCAGAATGGAAGGCAAGCTGGCCGGCAGTAAGAGGCACTGCTTCTAATCCAGCACTTGACATTGGAGATTCGCTAATCATCAACGATGAGCCTATTGTATTAACAGGTATAACACTTGCAACTCTGGCAGAAGACATCAACGTTAGAAACATTCCGGGTATAGCAGCAGCAGTAGTTAATAGCTCATTAGAAATTTATTCAAACGGTCCAGACGTTGTACTAAACGGAGCAACCGGCGCCCTGTTAGGAGATACTGTACCTACGTCAGACAACGGAGCATTGGGAATTTTAGAAGGAACATATAGTGCTCCGAGAGTTGATATTGCTCCTCACACACAAGTTCCAGAATTTAAAGCAATAGATACAAATTCTGCACCTACTGGTAGTATTTGGATCAAAACAACATTGCCTAACGGTGGCGCAAACTTCCGCGTTAAGCAGTATAACGGCGATACTCAACTATGGGAAAACATTGGTGCACCAGTATTTGTTACACCAGAAGCAGCATTAGTCGGTCTAGATAGATCTGGCGGCGGATCAAACCTAGTAATAGGTGATCTTTATGTAAAGGCAAACGTAAATGAAGTAAGCCCTGCTATTGCTAATTTTACAATTTTCCGTCGCAGAGCAGTTGGCGCAACACAGATTGTTAGTGCTAAAATTACAAATCAAATTACAGCAAATCCTGGCACTTCGCCTGCAAACGATGTTTCTTTTGACTTAGAAGAAACTGTAGTAGGCTCAGCAGCAAGAGTAGAGAAAAAAGTTACAATTTCCGCAGGAAGCCTAACAGGCGGCTCAGGAGATGCAGATGTTATTGCCGGAGCAATTAATGCTGCTAACTTTACTAATATTGTCGCACTAGTTGATAGCTCAAATAGAGTAGTAATTCAACATAAGATCGGCGGCGAAATCCGCATTGATGATACGGATTTATTATTCAACGAAATGGGTTTTGTAACTAGTGGAAATACTATAACAGCAAATCTCTATGCATCGCCAAGCGGCGACGCTAACAACCAGTATATTGCAAGTAATTGGGAACCCCTAACTTATACACCTTCTAATGACGAACCATTAAGCCTAACTGAAGATGGCGAACTATGGTATAGTTCGATCATTGATGAAGTTGATATTATGGTTCATAACGGACCATCTGATGGATGGAAGGGATATTTAAATGTATATCCTACCACTAATCCAACAGGGCCAATTGTAAGTGCTAATGAACCTAAAGAACAATCAAACGGCAGCAATTTAGTTGACGGCGATCTTTGGATTAGTACAGCAGATATTGAAAACTATCCAATAATTTATCGTTACAATGTTGTGCTTGAAGAATTTGTACTGCTCGATAAGACCGATCAAACTACTGAAAACGGAGTTTTGTTTGCAGATGCTCGCGAAGCAACAGACGGTGGAAGTCCAACAGTTGCTCCAACGTCTACTATTGCAGAACTACTTGAGAGCGACTTCTTAGACCCAGATGCTCCGGATCCGGCATTATATCCGAAGGGTATGCTGCTATGGAATCTACGTCGTAGTGGCTTTAATGTTAAGCGTTTTGAGCGCAACTATATTGATCAAGCAGGTGACAATGCTCGATTCCAGGTAATTGGTAATAGTGGTGATCTAGAAGATCAGTCAATGAGCGATTACTATCTACCCCGTTGGGTAACTGACAGTGGTAATAACCAAGATGGTTCAGGCACTTTTGGACGTCATGCACAGCGTAAGAGTGTTGTACAAGCACTACAGGCTATGGTGAATTCAAACCAAGATATCCGCGACGAAGAAAGTCGTCAGTTTAACTTGATTGCTACACCAGGATATCCTGAACTGATTGGCGAAATGATTACGCTAAACTATGATCGTCGACTGAGTGGTTTTGTTGTAGGCGACACACCTGCAAGACTAACACCAGATGCTACATCACTTAACGAGTGGGCAACCAACGTTAGACTAGCAGTTGAAGACAACGACGATGGTGCGGTAAGCAGAGATGAATATCTAGCAATGTATTATCCATGGGGCTTTACTTCAGATAACCTTGGCAACAACGTAGTTGTTCCACCGAGCTTCATGGCACTGCGCACCATCGTACTCAACGACCAAGTAGCGTTCCCCTGGTTTGCTCCAGCAGGTACAAGACGCGGTGGAGTTACAAACGCATCTGCAAGTGGATACATCACTTCAGAAGGCGAATTCCAAAGTGTTGCACTAAACACTGGTCAAAGAGACACCCTATATGTCAACAACATCAACCCAATTACATTTATCGCAGGTGCTGGACTAGTGGTGTTTGGACAAAAAACTCGTGCTAGAAATGCAAGCGCACTTGATCGTGTAAACGTAGCACGTTTGATTGTGTATCTAAGAGGACAGCTAGAACTGTTGGCAAGACCATATCTGTTTGAACCAAATGACAAGATCACCCGTGATCAAGTCAAAGCCGCAGCAGATGCGCTGTTGCTAGAACTGGTGGGTCTAAGAGCACTGTATGACTTCCTAGTAGTGTGTGATGAATCAAACAACACCCCTGCTAGAATTGATCGTAACGAGCTTTGGTTAGACATAGCAATTGAACCAGTAAAAGCAATCGAATTTATCTACATTCCATTGCGTATTAAGAACACAGGAGAAATTGCAGCTCTAGGATAATGTACGCACATAATGGACGGGGATTTTACCCCGTCCAGAAGCGTATAAATACTACTGTAATAGGAGAATAGAATGCCAATCACAACACTTACAAACATATCGGTACCAACAGAAGCAGGCGGATCAAATAGTTCACTATTGATGCCTAAGCTACAGTATCGCTTCCGTGTTTTCCTAGACAATTTTGGAACCACAGGCGGCCCTGACGGTATTAGAGAAATAACTAGACAGGTTATTGACGTAACTCGTCCTAACTTAACTTTTGAACAGATGACTATTGACGCTTACAACTCGAGAACTTATCTTGCTGGTAAGCACACATGGGAACCAGTTACACTTAATCTACGTGAAGATGCTAACAACAACGTACAAAAAATCGTTGGTCAGCAGCTACAACGTCAGTTTGACTTCTTTGAACAGTCAAGCGCAGTATCAAGCGGTAGCTACAAGTTCCAAACTAGAATTGAAATTCTAGACGGCGGCAACGGCGCAGCAGGCGCTAATGTTATCGACCGCTTCCACTTAGTAGGCTGCTACATTGAATCAGCAAACTATAACACACTTGCATATGCAACCAACGAACCAGTAACTGTTGCTCTAACTATTCGTTATGACAACGCTATACAGTTCGGTGCAGACGAAGACTTTGTTGGAGTTGGCGAACCTGTTGTTCGTGCTACAAATGCTTCAGTTGGCGGCACAGGCGTTACTGGCTAATATTATTGGTTGGTATCTATTCGAAAAGGCGAGGACTTCGGTTCTCGCTTTTTTATTATCTACCCGGTTAATAACAACAGATAAATATTTGTATGAGCATACGAGATCCATATCTAATTAATGTTGACCTAGATGTACATCTTAGAGATGCACGTCATGCTCACAGATTGTATACAGAGCACAGCTTTGCGCTAGCCCCCAAAACTAAATTTTTATATCACGTAGTATTCCAGCCTATCGCAGCCATAGGCGACGCAACAACAAGTAACAGTTTTAAGTTTCGAAAAGAAATAGGCGTTCTTGCTAAAACTGTTGATCTTCCGCAATACCGTGCCACAGTGGACAACAAGCAACAGTATAACCGTAAAAAGAATATACAAACACGTATTGATTATCAAGATGTAACAGTAAGATTTCATGATGACAACAACGGTCTTACAAGAGCTATGTTAGAAGAATATTATAGATATTATTTTAGAGACGGTAATAATAATCCGTCAACTGGTTCATATAGACCTAGAGACAAATACAGTACTGTTGTACCAAAATACGGTCTAGACAATGGCGCACAGGTTCCTTTCTTTGAATATATAAAAATATATCAACTAGCAAGACGCAACTGGTTCAGTTATACACTGATTAATCCGCTGATCTCACAATGGGGACACGATACTCTAGACAGCAGCGATGGCGCAGGCATGATGGAAAATTCAATAGTACTAGCCTATGAAGGTGTACTATACGATCACGGAAAAATCGACGGTAGTGAACCTGCAGGATTTACCAGTGAAGAAACACGTTACGATAATGTACCCAGCCCGCTGGGTTACTGGAACGAAAGCCTAAGCAGTTTTTATACTGCCGAACCTACACTGCTAACACCCACTGCAAATACTCCCAGAGGATTGTTGTCTAGGATGAGCAACAGTGGCAGCAAAGGCCCAGGATCAAACATTCAAAACACTGGACCTAGATTACCAGGTGCATTACCGCAGTATCTAATACCTACACAGGATACACAAGCAGATCGCTCAGTCAGCACTGTGTCTACTTTTGGCGGCAGAATATCAAACAGTGACGCACTGATCAGCGGCTTATCTACTAATCCCAGTGCTAACAAAAGTTTCTTAGCCAGATCTCTAAACAGCGGCACCGTTAACGGCGTTAATTACAGTACATTTACTGGTCTTAACGCAGGCGCTAGATCTGCTATAGAAACAGATTTAAGAAATTCAATAAGAAGTGGCGACAAAAAATTGTCAAGCTTTGCACAACAAGCAATTAACAGTACAAAAGGTTAATCATGGCAAGATCAGACAGCACAACTGAAACTACAAAAGAGTTAACAAAAGAATTTTTCAACAACTACTTTAATCAACAGATACCTTACAAAGCCAGTGAAGTTGATGCTGTGATAGGTTATTTTTTAAAAAGAGGCTTTGAAAGAATAGCGGCTGTGAACACAGCAAGTATTCTACTACAACAGGCCAGCGTTGATCAGATCACAGTGTTTCAATTGATAGACACACTCAAAGGTATAAATGACGTACAGCTATCAAACATTGTAGCACAGATCCTCAATCTTAATAGATCAAAAACCAGTACCATAGGCTATAGAGTGCCACTGGCTACACAACTGTTTGACCAAAGACAAATAATAGTATAATGTCGAGATTCGCACAGGGAAAGTTCAACCTTAAAAATCCTGAAAAGTATGTGGGTAACAAAACACCCACATATAGATCAGGTTGGGAATTTCACTTTATGAAATTCTGTGATGAACATACCAGTGTAACACAATGGGCTAGTGAAGCTATACGCATCCCATATCGTAATCCTTTTACAGGCAAACAGACTATCTATGTGCCTGACTTTTTTATTGCCTATGCTGACAAAAGCGGCAAATCTCATGTAGAATTAATCGAAGTTAAACCGTCAAATCAAGCGGTCAAAGAACGTACTGGACGCAGCAAGCACAATCAAGCACATTGGGTACTGAATCAAGCCAAGTGGGAAGCTGCTAGAGCATGGTGTAAACAGAAAAATATATTCTTTAGAATAGTTACTGAACAGGACCTCTACCATCAGGGACGAAAAAGATAAATAATAGTAGCATATAATGGAAGTTAATATGACAAAAAAACTAGAAGATCTTTTAGGACTACCTGAATCTAAAGATATAATCAAACAGGCAGAAAAGCAAGAACGTGATCAAAAAAAGTACAAAGATAAACAAGTAGAACGTACCTTCAGAGACATAGCTGAATTTGACAAAATATCGTCAGCACTGCCAGCAGTACAGGGCCTGGGAGAAATGGCCGATACTGAATTAAACGATATAGCTCAACGTGCTCTTACTGCTTATGAAGATCTAATGGATCTAGGTATGAATGTAGAAAGTCGCTATTCAGGCAGAGTATTTGAAGTAGCAGGCAATATGCTTAAAACCAGCCTAGATGCTAAGGTTGCTAAATTAGACAAAAAACTCAAAATGGTAGAACTACAACTCAAAAAAGAAAAGCTAGACAAAGAAGACAACAACGGCGAAGGCGGCATTATCAACGGCGAAGGCTATGTAGTAACAGACCGCAACAGTCTTCTACAACGTCTTAAAGGACTAGACAAAGATAAATAATACATAATAGGATTAATGCGCAATGAGATCTTTTAAAGACATACTAACAGAATCTAAAAAAACCTATCCATTTAAGATAGGTGTAGCAGGCGAACTTCCAGAAGGTTTCCAAGATCGTATGGAAACTGCTCTAAAGAGATTTGGATTAATTAATGTAAGTTCTGGTAAAAAGACACCAATACAGGAACGTCCGTTGGATTTCCCACAGCTACAGAACATGGAAGTTACTTACTTTGAAACAGAAGTAGAGTATCCGACTACTACGCAGGTACTACAGGAATACCTAGGGAAATCCTGTACAGTACCGCAGAGTCATATTATTGTGCGCAATCCAAATGAACCACAAGAGCGTTATCAAGAAACACAAGAAAACAATCCATATGAAACAATACTAACCAAAGAAGACATGGGCGGCGAAAGCGCACAATCTTCAGTGGGTGCTAGTCGTGTAATGGATCTGCTCAAAGAACTTGAAAAGGCACAGAAAGAAAACAAACATAGCGGCGCAGAAGGTGCCCCTGTCGGTGAATCCAGTAACATCGACACAAAGATAAACACTAAAAGTCCGATAGGGAGCTGACATGTCAGATATGAAAAAACTAATAGAATCAATTGATAGATTAACAGAATGCCCACCAATGGAAGGTGGAACAATGCCACCAGCACCAACAAACCCAGGCAATCCAGTTACAGTAAGCGTAAGTCTTAATGCCAGCGGTATGGATCATGTTGCTGATCTTATGAGATTACTACAACAGGCAGGACTTGAGCAGGCTGGCCCAGTATCAGCACCAACTATGCCAATGCGTCAAGACATGGACAGACTACGTGCTATCGTAAGCGAACCAGAGATGGAAGCAGACGCTGCTTATGGCGACGTTATTACAGACGATGAAAGCCTAGATGAAGCCGATGATGCTCAGTCACTTATGGGTCAAATTCGAAAAATGGCCAAGGGTGTAGAAACAAACCCAGACGAACAAGCTCATCGCATTTTTGCTCAGCAAGTCGAGTCTAATCTAATTGATTTGTTTCAGATGACAAACAGCGAAGAAGTTAGAAATCTAATTAGACAAAACAAATCTGCACAACGAGAAGTTGATCGTAGAAATGCTAATAATATTGCAACTACATTGTGGGATATTATGAATTCAAACGAAGGTCTGGAAGAGTACGACAACGAGCCAAACCCAGAATACCAAGATCACAAGTACATGACCAAAGATCTAAGTGGTGGTCTTAACAGAGAAAAAGGTGCATATGCTGCGGCACAGCCAGGCGACAATGCTATGGCTGTAGAAGGTGTACCTGATCTAAGTCCTAAGTTTATTAAGCATCTACAAGTAACATTTGGCGACAAAGCAATATTATCTAGTAGTGAAACTCGCAAAATTGAAGATATGATAGATAAGCTGAGTATTGAAAATCTTAAAACTCTAGTTAGTGCGGATATTCCAAATGTAAGTGATATGGCAAAAGATTACTTGCGAAATAATACACCAGGCGGCATGAAAAATTACAGCGAAAATGACGATGATACAACATACATTATCAGAAGCAAGAATTCGCAAGCACAGAGCGAATTAGCAAGACGTGCTGGCACTGCGGGTGATGAAGATATGGTTGAAGCAATCAAGAAAACTCTAATGGCAGCACTTAGTGAAAAGAAAGCCAAGCCAGACTTCCTAGATGTTGACAAGGACGGCGACAAAAAAGAGCCAATGAAAAAGGCCCTTAAAGACGCAGGCAAAGGCGGAAGCAAGCCTAAAAAAGGTGAAGTACCGCCACAGTTTAAAAAGAAAACTAACGAAGCAGTATAACACAATGGCAGCACTCGCAAGACTACAAATGCAACACGATGCTGAAAAGAAATATAAAGACAGTATGTCGAAGAAAAAAGAATCAGCAGTCAGTGAAATATCAAGCGATCTAGCAAAGCGTTATACCAAAAATGCTAAGATGGATCGTGACTTCAACGACGATGATATTAAGAGACAAGCAAAGTCGGGTCAAAGCACACAGGATATGCAGAGACGAAATTCTAAGAGAACCAAAGGTATTAATCAAGCTAAAAAGCGTATGGATTAATCTACAATGGATAATATCAAATAGGCTCTTCGGAGCCTATTTTTTTGAGTAAATATATACATGTCAAAATCACTAGACGGCGTACTAATTAAAAAAGCCAACAAACAAGAAACGTATACAGAACAGCAGATTGCAGACCTACTGGCCTGTATGGATCCTGATGAAGGTTATTTACATTTTGCAAGACAGTTTGCATACATCCAACACCCTGTAAAGGGGAAACTGTTGTTTGATCCTTATGAGTATCAACTACGCTTGATGCACAGTTATCACAATTATAGATTCAACATCAACATGATGCCTAGACAAACAGGTAAGACCACCTGTGCTGCTATCTATCTTGTATGGTATGCTATGTTCCATCCTGATCAGACCATACTAATTGCTGCACACAAATACACAGGTGCTCAGGAAATTATGGCTCGTATACGCTATGTGTATGAAACTTGTCCAGATCATATACGTGCTGGTGTTACCAGTTACAATAAAGGCTCAATGGAATTTGAAAACGGAAGCCGTATTGTAAGCCAAACAACAACAGGCAACACTGGTCGTGGTATGAGTATTTCACTACTGTATTGTTTAGACGGTGATACTACAACTGTTAAGGTTAGAAATAAACAAACTCTTATAGAAGAAGAATTAACATTAGCAGAATTGTACGGTAAACTTACTGGTGCTGCTAGAATAATCACATGACAAGTTTGCATTTGTATAAATACTGTATGAACAAAAAAATAGAACAGTTTAAAAAACGTAATCGCAAACGTAATGCACATCTCTATCAGGTCAATAAATCGGAGGGAATTGACTACATAGTATGTCCGGTTTCGCAAGAACGAGTTTCGATGATTAAATCGTCGTACATTGAACGGGTATTAAGTATGACTGTAGACGTATATGATGCGTTGTATCCGGGTGTTAGAGGTGTCAGTGAAACAAGAAAGAAGAATATTAAAAAAGGTTTACAGCAAGTAGACCCTGTAACAGGAAAAACTAAGTACGAGATAAGTCAAGAAAAATCTAGAAAAGTATTATTGGAAACTGACGAAAACGGCGTTTCCGGATATAAAAGAAAAGGCGAAAAGACTCGTGCAACACATATGAAAAATATCGATGAGTTTGGCCGAAATGGTTATTCACAGCTTGCCTCGAAAGCCATTGTAAAAGGTAACACAACAAAGGCAAAAAAGGGACTAATATTAGAGCCTAGTTTCCGCAACGAATATTACAGATATAAATCTGTTGTTTTATATGTTACAGAACAGTTTAGAGCCGAAATAACAACAGGCTATAAAACTGGATTAGCTGGAACATTAGGTGCATATCATATTGATCATATGTTTTCGATAATAAACGGATACAAGAATCAAGTTAGTCCGCTACTTATAGGAAGTAAATATAACTTAAAAATGATTCCTTGGAAGGATAATTTGTCAAAACATAGCTCTAGCAGTATTTCTTTTAATGAGCTACTGACTATCTCAAAATATAATGAGAAGCGATCTAGACAAGAATACTTTTATTTTTTAAATCTAATTGAGTTAGATTTAAAAAATAAAACACCTGTTTCCGGCGCCCATTTAATGGAAAGATTTTATGAATCAAAACTATATACCAAATAATGAATACGAAATACTAACACCTAACGGGTGGGAAGATTTTGAAGGAGTAATATTTAACGAAAATGCAAATAAGCATTCACGTAAAATTTATTTTGATGACAACAGCTTTGTAACAGCAACTAACGATCATAGATTTTTTTCTAATAAAAAAGAGATAAAAGTAGTTGACTTAAATGTAGGAGATGTATTAGATTCCTATAATACTGTTAAAAAAATAATCAAACTTGAAGATTTAGTATTAGAGCATACATATGAAATTTTTAATGCCGAGAATCATGTAATAATAGCAAACCAAATTAACTCACATCAATGTGACGAATTTGCGTTCGTACAACCAAACATTGCTGAAGAATTCTGGACATCAATATCACCTACACTAGCAACAGGTGGTAGAGCTATTATTACTTCAACGCCCAACAGTGACGAAGATACTTTTGCTACTATTTGGAAGCAGGCTGAAAATAAGTTTGATGAATACGGAAACGAATCAGAACTAGGTGTAAACGGGTTCCATGCGTTTAGAGCCAGTTGGGATGAGCACCCTGACAGAGATGAAAAATGGAAATCAGATGAAGTTGGACGTATCGGCGAAGAAAAATTCCGCAGAGAATACGGGTGTGTGACACGCAATACTATGATAACTTTGCAAGACGAATTTGGAAAAGAATTTGAAATCACAATCGGTGAGTTATTTAATATGCTAGATAAATAATTGCACAACATTAATTTAGCGGAGAATACTGTGAGTGCAACATACATATTGTCAAAAATCGACAACAATTAATATTGCAAAACAAATGGACAATTTACACGTCATTTGAGAAAGTATGAGTTAACTTATCAAGATTATTATGAAACATATGTAACAAACACTAGCCCCAGATGTGCTTGCGGCCAAAGATTGGCATTTTATCAAAAAACTGAATCTTATGCAAACAGTTGCGGCTCGCCCGAATGCAGAGGCAAAAACATATCTAATACAAAACAAAACTGGACGACAACACAGCGTCAACAAGATCGACTAAACAAACAACGTGCAGCAGCCAATCGCACAGACGAGCAAAAAACACAGCAGGTTAAAAAAGCAAGACAAACCTTTAATGAAAAATACGGAGTTGACTGGGGGTCTACCCTTGATAGTCAAAAAACGAAATCAAAAAAAACTAAACTTGAAAAGTACGACAACGAAAAGTATAACAACAGTCGGCAGGCTAGTCTAAGTAGAATCAGTCGGTCTGTTGACCAAAAGAATAAAAGTAACGCACAACGAAGAAAAACTAACTTGGAAAGATACGGAGTTGAAAACGTATTGTTGACAAAATCAACTCCTAATAAGGTTAACAAAGGCAACAGATCTATTAAGGAATATACATTGCCAAGCGGAACAACTATTGGAGTTAGAGGACACGAACCATTTGCATTGGATATACTATTTGGAGAAATGAATTATCAAGAACACGAAGTTGTAGTACACGACGACTATTCAACCTATGCTATAGAAATATTTGAATACATGAACACAAACATGCATAATACAAAATATTATCCAGACATATACATCTCTAAAGAACACAGAATTATCGAAGTAAAAAGCCAATGGTGGTGGGATGGATACGGGGCAGAAAAGTATAGTTCAAGATTGTTGAATAATCTCAAAAAACGACAAGTAGTGATAGATAAAGGATATAACTATGAAGTATGGATATTTGAAAATAAATACACTTATAAGGTATTAAAAGATGACGCAGATTTTTAAAGAAAACGTATCAAACTATAAAGTGTTAACACCAAGTGGATTTCAAGATTTTGCCGGTGTAGCAATGATGGGAATACAACCGTTGTTAAGAATGGAGTTTGAAAGAGGCGCGGTTGTTGAATGCACATATGATCACAAATTTTATACAACACTAGAACACCACAAAGAAGCATGTGAAATAGAGATAGGCGATACAGTAATTACTACCGAAGGCAATATAGCACTAATTAATAAAGTTGAACTAGGATATAGCGAACCTGTTTACGATCTAATAGAAGTAGCAAATGGACACAAATATTTTACAAATCGTATATTAAGTTCGAACTGCGAATTCCTGGTATTTGACGAAACGCTGATCAGCAGTCTTAAATTAGCTGTAATGGAAGGTGCTATTCCACAGATCAACATGGGGCAAACTCGTTGGTATAAAAAGCCAACCAGCCAGTATACCTATTGTGTAGCACTGGACCCTAGTATGGGCACCGGCGGCGACCATGCTGCTATACAGGTATTTGAATTGCCCTCATATGAACAGGTGGCTGAATGGCAACACAACACCACAGCTATCCCTGGCCAGATCAGAGTTATGGCAGATATCTGTAAATATATCGCAGACGAAACCGGCAACCCTAACGGAATTTATTGGAGCGTGGAGAACAATGGTATAGGCGAGGCCGCCCTGATTGTTATAAACGACTTTAGCGAAGAAAACATTCCAGGATTGTTTATCAGTGAGCCCATACGCAAAGGACATGTTCGTAAATTCCGTAAAGGATTTAATACTACACACAGTTCGAAAATCACTGCCTGTAGTCGACTAAAGACCATGATAGAAAATGATAAGATGTTGATACGTTCAAAGCCTCTTATATCAGAACTCAAAGGATATGTAGCAACAGGCAGCAGCTTCCAAGCCAAAACGGGCATGGGCGATGACTTAGTAAGTGCTACACTATTGATCTTAAGAATGATGACAGTATTAAAAGATTGGGACCCAAGAGTCTACAACACGTTTACACAGGCTGATCATGATGACAATTATGAGCCGCCCATGCCAATCTTTATAAGCACAGGATATTAATAAATACAATATGGCAGAGTTTGATAAAATAGGTGAAGACCTCTTCAACAAGATACGTGGACGCTTTCCCAGTGTTACTATAGGTGATGCTGAAGGTAATGTTACCAACGAGCCAAACACAGCTCGATTTTTCGATTTTGATTACAAAACTGGTGAGAGAACACTGGGCAAGGTCAGTGTTAGTGTATCAGAGGATGACGGGTTAACTGTTATCTACTCAAAAGATTTTATTCAAAACGAAGACGAATCAACACAGGGCGAATGGTACAATTTTTTAAAAGAACTCAGAGTCTTTAGTAAAAAGCGTATGATGGATTTCAGTGTTAGAGACATCAACAAATCAAATCTCAACAAAAGAGATTATCAATTTTTAGCAAATCGTTCCGAGGACGGCAAAATGACAGAATCAAGATTATATGGCTCATCACGTATAAGCTATCAAAAGTTTGACAATTCGAGATTAGTTATCAAACATACAGAAAGCATCAATGCTGAAAACGCTGGCGGACGCACACAAAAGATAGGCACTATCTATATTGAAAGCGGCGACGGCGAAAGGTTTCGTTATCCGTATAAACATCTAAGTGGTGCTAGAGCAATGGCACGTCACGTAAGTGAAGGCGGCAAACCATACGATGATTTCGGCGGACACATCACTGGTCTATCAGAAGAAATGGCGAAACTGCGCAAGTTCAAGACATACATGGGACGCAGTGCTGTGATGGCAGAAAGCCTATCTGGGTATATGGACATCGTCAAAGAGCGTATTAGCACAGTAAAGAAAACAATTGAAAATCTTCAAAAGCCAGCATACTACGCTGAGGCGTTTGGCAGTTTCGAAAAGCCTGTAATGGAAGACGTGCCCAGCGATGTGTCAGAAAATTGGATTGACGAATTAACCATCAAACAGTTCAACGAAGAACTAGCAGATGTATTTCCTTATATCTACAATCTAGTAAAAGAAGGCACCAAGGCCAAGTCACTGGGTCCAGATGATCTAGACGAGTCGGGTCTACAGTATTACACAGGTGTAAAAAAGCACGGCGAAGAATATATGATAAAGGCCGCTGCCGCAGGACGTGACGGCGCATCGCAAGAAGAGTTAGGCCGTTTGAAAGACAAGTACAGCAAAGCAGCAAAGAACAAAAAGACACAAGAAGAAATTGAACTAGAGCAGGCTTTTGAAAACACTATGGGACAGTTTTCAGATTCAGTATGTGAAGACTGTGGCAACCCAAGTTGGCACACACTAGGTATGACTGGAGAAGAAATCGAAGAAGGCGAACGTCACGGCAACGACGAGATATATGACAAGTGCTGGAAGGGATTCGAAAGAGTACCTGGCACAACAAGAGGTGAAAAAGGCTCCTGCCGTAAGAAACCAAAAAAAGAAAGTGAAGGTGACGTAGAAGAAACTCCAACTACTAAATTAAATGCTGTAATTAAAAAATTAAATAGAGAAATATCCGCGCAAAAGCCGGCGCATGAAATAATTGATGCAATCGTTAGACTGATTAAACACCAAGATACTCAACCAATTAAAGATCTTAGTGCAACTGATAAAAGCATACTTTTATCTATATTTAAAGATGCTGGAATTGATATAATGGATTATTGGGTTGGCGGTACAGGTAGCAATTCTAATCCCAATAGCTCATATCCTATTGACTTAATGATGGGTCAGTTCGGCGAAGACGACACAGATGAAGGCAATGCATTTGCAAACGCTGTTCGTCAAGCTAAGATGAACGGCAAGAAAAAAGGCGACAAAGTCCAAGGTCCAGACGGCGATGAGATCACACTAGAAAAAGAACAGAAGACACCATTAAGCGAGTTCATTCTAAGTTATTTTGACAGACAGTCAGGTCAGTTCCCCAAAGGCGAAACCGCAGTATTAACTATGATTGAAAAGGACTACGGCGAAGAGTTCATAGAACCCGCAAAGGCGTTTATAGAACAGATAAACAATCTCGTAGCAGAACGTTTTGGTTATAGAGAGCCAGACATTCAAGAAGACAATTACGAACTAGGTCACATCTCAAGGTTAGCGGGTCTTTGATCCGCTAACTGTTTGAAAAAATTTATCTTTTCGCTTGACAGGATAAATAACTTCGTGTAGTATGTAATAGTGCTACACACAATTAGGCACAAAAGCACATAGGCATTATAATAGGAGGCAACACTATGGCAAGTTTAGCAGAAATCCGAGCAAAGCTCAAGGAACAAGAAACACGCACATCAGGTGGTTCTACAGGCGGCGGCGACAACGCAATCTACGCATTTTGGAATATGAAAGAAGGCGAGCAAGCAACGCTGCGATTCCTTCCTGATGGCAACCCTGACAACACATTCTTCTGGTCAGAAAGAGCAATGATCAAACTGCCTTTCGCAGGCGTCAAAGGCGAGACTGATAGTCGTCCAGTACAGGTACAGGTTCCATGTATGGAAATGTACGGAGAATCATGTGCGATTCTAGCAGAAGTACGTGGTTGGTTCAAAGACGCAAGTCTTGAGGAAATGGGTCGTAAATATTGGAAAAAGCGTAGTTATATTTTCCAAGGATTTGTTCCAGAAAATCCACTCAAGGAAGAAACACAGCCAGAAAATCCTATTCGTAGATTTATCATTGGCCCACAAATCTTCCAGCTTATCAAAGCAGCACTTATGGATCCAGACATGGAAGAACTGCCTACTGATTATACAGCAGGTGTTGACTTCCGTCTGTCAAAAGGATCAAAAGGTGGATACGCAGACTATGGCGCATCAAACTGGGCACGTCGTGAGCGTCCACTAAGTGATGCGGAAATGAAGGCTGTTAATGAGCATGGCCTGTTTAACCTCAGTGACTTTCTTCCTAAGAAGCCCACTGACGTTGAAATTAAGGTTCTGACAGAAATGTTTGAAGCATCAGTAGATGGTGAAGCATATGACGCAGATCGTTGGGGACAATACTTCCGTCCAGCAGGCATGGCAGCTCGCACAGGCGATCCGACTAAAACAGCAAGCCCACAGGCTACTGCTACTAGTCAGAGCGCTCCAGCAAAGCGTATCGAGGATGACGATATCCCTTTTAAGTCAAATGAGGAGGTAGAACAGTCGGCTGCTCCTGCTCCTCAGGCAGCACCAAAGGCAGAAGCCCCAGCAGCAACTGGCGGTGCGCAAGATATTCTTGCTATGATTCGCGCACGTCAGAATTCATAATAGAAAGGGCTTCGGCCCTTTCTTTTACTTTGGCTTTTAATCTAGGAGATATACATGGCTACTAAAGTATTCGATCCTTCAAAATTTCGAAACAGTTTAACTAAATCTATCAAAGGCATGAGTGCTGGCTTTCACGATCCCACAGACTGGATCTCAACTGGCAACTATGCTCTAAACTATCTACTCAGCGGTGACTTCCGTAAAGGTATTCCGCTTGGTAAAGTATCAGTGTTCGCAGGCGAATCAGGCGCAGGCAAATCATACATCGTCAGTGGTAACATTGTAAAACACGCACAAGAACAAGACATCTTTGTAGTGCTGATCGACAGTGAAAATGCACTTGACGAAAGTTGGTTGCAGGCACTGAAAGTAGATACTTCACCTGAAAAACTACTAAAACTAAACATGGCAATGATCGACGACGTTGCTAAAACTATCTCAACGTTCATGGACGACTATCGTTCAATGGCAGAAGCAGACCGTCCCAAAGTGCTGTTTGTGGTTGACAGCCTGGGCATGTTGATGAGTCCTACTGAAGTAAATCAGTTTGAATCAGGTGACATGAAAGGTGACTTTGGACGCAAAGCCAAAGCACTCAAAGCACTGGTTACCAACTGTGTTAACATGTTTGGTTCATACAACGTGGGCATGTGTGTAACTAACCATACCTACGCAAGCCAAGATATGTTTGATCCAGATGACAAAATCTCAGGTGGTTCAGGCTTTGTGTATGCGTCCAGTATGGTTGTGGCTATGAAGAAGCTAAAACTTAAAACAGATGCTGACGGTAACAAGACTAGCCAAGTACACGGCATTAGAGCAGCATGTAAAGTAATGAAGACACGCTATGCTAAACCGTTTGAAGGTGTACAGGTGGAGATTCCTTATTCTACAGGCATGGATCCCTATAGCGGATTATTTGATCTGTTTGAAGGCAAAGGCCTGTTTGAAAAGGTAGGAAATCGTTACAAGTATGTTTCCAGTGCTGGAGAAGAAACTATCGAATTCCGCAAGCGTTGGACAGGTGATCTACTCGAAATGGCCATGGCTGATTTACCACTAAAAGAAAAACAACTGGTAAATATCCAAGAAGCAGCAAAGAATGATGCTGTGGATGATGATCATAACGAGGAGTTTACTGCTGATGAATGAACAGCAAATTGGTGATGTGTGGACACTGTTTAAAGAGTATGTCGACAAGAAACAGGTTGAGATAGTAGCAGAAAAGTTTGTAGACATGCTGGCTGACTACGGAGTAGACGATCAAGTGTTTAAGGAAGTGCTTGGCGTCGACGCTGATCTTGACTCAGCAATCGGTTATTATCTAGACATAGATACTGACAGTGATGATGACGAGGATTGGGACGAGTAATGGGATGGTATTCAGAAGTATCGAGAGATATTTCACGTATTCCCGAAGCAATACAATACTTCGAAGACGAGCTGGCAACAGCTCGTCTAGAAGTTAAAATAAAAGGTAGTATTGAACGAGCCGCAGCAGAAATGCCAGGCCTAGTTGAACAAAGATTTAATCAACTACAAGAAATTGAAGCAATACTAGAATACCTCAACATAGAACTGCGCAGACTACGCAGTTCGTTCTTTAAAAAATATCTTGAGAATTATCAACGAGCACTGAGCAGTCGTGACGTTGAAAAATATGTAGACGGTGAAGCAGATGTAGTTGACTACGAAAAGATCATCAACGAGTTTGCGCTGATGCGTAACAAATGGTTAGGTGTTCTCAAAGCACTTGACTCAAAGGGTTTCTCTATCAATAATGTAATTAAACTGCGGTGTGCAGGAATGGAAGATGCCTCGGTTTGATAAATACACTAGACAAAAGGTATTTATCATGAATAATTATTATGTTTATAAACTCGTAGATCCTAGAACTAATATGCCATTCTACGTGGGTAAAGGTAAAGATGCTCGTGCGTTTAAACACTTAAAAAATAGTTCTAAAACTTGTAATCCTCGCAAGGATAAAATAATAAATGAAATTTTTTCTTGCGAGTTATCTCCTATCGTAGATATTTTTTTAAAAAATTTAGACGAAGAAACAGCCTACAAATTAGAAGAAGAACTTATTTTAGAGTTAGGTCGTATCGGAAAAGAACCAAATGGAATATTAACAAATATAACGATACACTCCCAGCCTCCGTCTCAAAAAGGCAAAACTAGAGTGTTTACTGAAGATCACAAACAAAAGATTTCTAATTCTTTAAAAGGAAAATCCAAAACATATCAATCTTGGCAAACAGGGTTAACTAAAGAGACCGATGAAAGAATTGCTAAGATGGCAGAAAAAAGAAGCCAAACAGGAAATTCTCATCAAATAGGAATGAAATACTCTCAAGAAAGAATTAATAAAATTAGAAATAAATTAAAAGGCAGAACTGTTTCTTCTGAACAGAGAGAAAAAATGAGTCTTGCTAAAAAAGGCAGAACCTGGGAGGAAATATTCGGTAAAGACGGTGCAGAACAAAGACGAAAAAATTCTTTAAAAGGCGGAAATCACCCCAATGCTAAACAAATAAATACACCAGAAGGTATATTTGAAACAGTGACAACAGCATCTAATTATTTTAATGTTTCTGATTATACTATTAGACAAAGATGCAAAAGCGACAAAGAACGTTGGAAAGAATGGCAATACATTTAAATCTGAGAGTAGCAGGAATGGAAGACGCTACGTTATAGGAGGTTGCAATAATGATAAAGTTTTGGTTTGATATTTATAGAGATAGTAGAGCTAGTCATCGTATTAGAGCAAAACTTATCGTTGACTATGCAAAACAAGTAAATCAAGATTTTGATATTGTAGGCCCAAACACAGCAGATAAAATAAACTTTGAAAAAGATATTGTAATTTTTTCTAAAGATAGCGATATTATAAGTTTAAAAAAATTAAAAAAATGTGGCTGTACAGTAGGTTTTGATCTTTGTGATAACAAATTTGAAACTGAACAAGTTTACAAAGATTACTGCGAAAGTGCAGATTTTATTACTGCTAATACTCCTGCTATGCAAAAAATTATCAAAGATTTTACTTCTAAAGATAGTTACCATTATGCAGATTGTGTAGAAAGATCAATCAAACCACCAAAAACATCTTTTTCAAGCAAACCGTTGAAATTATTATGGTATGGAGGAAAAAGCAGTATTGGATATATGCCTTGGCAAAAAACTATCAATGATTTGCAAAAAAATAAAATTAATTATCAGTTTAAAATAGTTACAAATAGTTCTCAAAAGTTTTACGGAAAAGCTCTAAAAAGATGGCGTACAAAAACTGATGTATATTTTGATTTACAAAATATAGATTTTGTTGAATGGACATATGATGTTCAAGAAGAGGCCATGGACTGGTGTGATATTATAGTCATACCAGTTGATAGAGTAATTAATAAAAAAGGCGATAGAACATTTACCAAAAGTCATAACAGGCTTGTAGATGGCATAGCGTCAGGATGTTGGGTTATATCAAGCGAATTGCCTAGTTACAAACCTCTTGCTGATTTTTGCTGGCTAGGTAATGTTGTAGATGGTATTAATTTTTACAAAAATAATCAATCCTTAGTAGAAGAAAAAATCTCTTTAGGTCAACAATGGATAAAAAATAATGCATCTCCTGAAGTGGTAATGCAACAATTAATAGAAATATATAAGGATATAAAAAATGAGTAAAACAGTTCTTGACACAGGTGGTACTGGATTTATTGCACATCATCTAATCGATATAGTAAATGAAAAAATAAAAACTAACTTACCTGTAAAATTGCATTTAGGTTGCGGCCCTAATATTTGGGAAGATTGGATAAATGTCGAAGGCGATTATATAGGCGAACAACCTGGAATTATCCATTTTAATATAACTGACCCATATCCTCTTCCTGATAACTGTGTTGATGAAATTTTTACCAGTCATGTTATAGAACATATCATTCCTACTGATGTTGAGCCTATGATGAAAGAATGGTTGCGTATTTTAAAACCAGGTGGTTTTGTTGCAACCGAATGGCCTGACCTTTTAAAGTGTGCTACATTCTTAGTAAAAAATCCCGAAATGATGTATACCAAAGATCGTAACAGATTAAAGCATGGAGTAGCAGGAATATTTGGAAATATTTCAAAATACCAAGACCTTGCTATGTTGCATAAATGGGGATACAGTGAAGAAAGTATGAAAGTTTTAAAACTTGAGGTAGGATTTTCACGTGCAGAAATACAAGAACCTATTCATCCTAAAACTAGAAAACCAATGATCGATAGTAGAGTAGTAGGGTATAAATGAAACAGGTTTACGACTTTTGGATGCCAGAATCTGACAATCATTTTGAGCGATTAATTGCCAAGCGTATTAAAAATGGCGGACCTGCCGAATATCAAGACGACACCAGAGACGAAGCATACAAGTATGTAAAAGATTTTTATATTGCGGTTGATGTAGGAGCCAATGTAGGACTTTGGGCCAGGCCATTAACAAAAAAGTTTAATCATGTTATTGCGTTTGAACCACTAGCACCAGTATATCAGTGTTTAGAAAAGAATGTAAATGGTCTTAACATAGAAATACACAAACACGCATTAGGCAGTGTAAATGACAAGATCGAAATGGTTTACAATGCTGAAAATACTGGTAGTAGTTATGTCAGTGAAATAGGCACAGGGTCTATAGATATCAAACGCATGGACGATCTTGATTTACCAAAATTTGGATTATTAAAAATTGATTGCGAAGGACATGAGCTCGAAGTGATCAAAGGCGGCGAGCAAACTATATTAAAATACAAACCTATCATAGTTGTCGAACAGCATCCCGAATCAGAGTATTGTGCTGCTACCTATTTAAAACAGCTTGGGGCTAAACAACTGAGTAACGTCAGAAAAGATTATATCTTTGGATGGTGATAGTTAAATATCTATATGAACAAAGTAGTATTAGTTACAGGCGGATTTGATCCTAAATTAGATAAATAATTGTATGTTTAAAAATAACAAATATACAACATGGTATAATCGTATTATATCTAATAGAAAAAATAATCCTTTAGACAAATCAGTCTATAAGGAGAATCATCATATAATTCCTAAAAGTTTAGGTGGCCCGAATAAAAAAGAAAATATAGTAGCACTTACAGCAAAGGAACATTTTGTTTGCCATAGACTGTTAGTTAAAATGACAGAAGGTAAGGACAAAGTAAAAATGTCATACGCTATTAGAACTATGATGATTAGAGAAAATTCTTATCAGCAACGATATAAAATATCATCTAAAATTTATGAATCTATAATTAAAGAAACCAAAGCAGTAATCGGTAAATCACAAACAGGCGAAAACAATCCGTATTACGGAAGAACTCACTCCGATGAAGTAAGAACCTTAATGAAGGAAAAAAGAAAAATTCAAGATCCTCCTATGCTTGGAAAAACTCACAGCGAAAAAACAAAATCTAAACTTCAAATAGCAAATCAAAAACAATTTGAAGATCCTCAACAGATTGAGTTGCGTAAAAAAATAACAAAAGAGCAAATGAAAGATCCGGAAAGGCGTTATAAAGCCGGTAACGGAAAAAGAGGAAAGTCTTGGTATCATAATCCTGAAACAAAAGAGTGTTCGACTTTCTTTCCTGATAATGTACCAGCTGGATATATAAAAGGAAGGATTATTAAAAAATGAAAGTTGTACTTTGCACTGGAGGATACGACCCACTACACTCAGGACATATTGCATATTTTAAAGCAGCAAGAGAATTGGGCGATCACTTAGTTGTCGGCTTAAATTCAGACGCATGGCTTACTCGTAAAAAGGGTAGACCATTTATGCCGTTTGAAGAGCGTGCAGCTATCATTAAAGAACTAAAATATGTTGACGAAGTTATTGGATTTAATGACGATGACAACACAGCATGTGCTGCAATCATGCAGGTACTGAGTACTAAAGGTACTACGTGGCAGTTGATCTTTGCCAATGGCGGAGATCGAGGCAGCAGCAATACCCCAGAGTTTTTAACCTACGGCCAGTCAGGTGTAGAGTTTGTATACGGTGTAGGCGGTACAGACAAAAAGAATAGTAGCAGTTGGATACTCAAAGAATGGAGTCAGCCTACTACTGAACGTATTTGGGGTAGATATACTGTGTTGGATCAAGGTGAAGGCTGGGCAACTAAAAGACTCGAATTTGATGCTGACAAAGCACTAAGTGATCAACGTCATTTTAAACGCAGTGAACATTGGCATATTGTCGAGGGCAATATACAGATGTCATTAGAGTATCCGAACGGTGATACTGAGACTAAATTATATACAGCAGGCACAAGTATTGACATTCCCGTACTTACTTGGCACAAGGCTGTAAATACAGGAAATACCACTGCAAAAGTTATTGAAGTTTGGATAGGCAGCGAACTGTCGGAACAAGACATTGAAAGGCGAGATTAATGAAAGTATTTGTAGGATGGGACAGTAGAGAAGATATTGCTTACCAAGTGTGTAAGCACAGCATCGTTGCTAGACAACCTAAGGCAGATGTGCGTCCACTCAAGCAATATGAATTGAGAGACAAGGGCTGGTATACTCGTCCAGTTGATAAACTAGCAAGCACAGAATTTACGTTTACTAGATTCTTAATACCTGAACTTGCTAATTTTGAAGGCTGGGCACTGTTTATAGACTGTGATATGATTCTTACCACAGACATAAAAGAACTGTTTGATCAAGCAGATGATCGTTATGCTGTGATATGTGTACAACATGACTATACTCCCAAAGAAGGCATTAAGATGGATGGGCAGAAACAAACTGTGTATCCACGTAAAAATTGGTCAAGTGTTATGCTGATCAACTGCGGTCATCCTAGCAATAAAAAACTTACACAGGATCTAGTAAACGATCCCGAAATCAACGGCGCTTACCTACACAGATTCAGTTGGCTCAAAGATGAAGAGATTGGTGAACTTGATCACACATGGAATTATCTAGTAGGAGTGTACGACGATATCAAAACTCCCAAACTGATACACTATACCGAAGGCGGCCCATGGTTTGAGAATTACAGAGATTGTGATTTTAATCAACTATGGAAGCAAGAACTACAGGCGATGATGAATGGGTAAAGTAGCAGCAATATCTAGCAAAGACGCATTTAATTATGAGAGTAAAGGGCATAACTACGATCCCTACCTACGTAGTTTTATACAAGGCGTCAATGGCATAGAGTCTACATGGGAACAAGAAAAAGATACCGACAATGTGCTTATTATTAGAGGGCTAGGCAGCGGAAGTCAAAAAGCTATAAAACGCTGCTGGGAAACTGGCAGACCCTTTTATGCTATTGACACTGGTTATTTTGGAAACGGTAAACATAAGGTTTTGCATCGAATAACTCATAATGCTTTACAAAATATGCAAGAAATAATCTCTAGAGATAACAGACGACTTATCTCTCAATTAGGACCTTGGGAGGAAATTTATAAGCCTTTTACGTCCGGCGGAAAAATTTTAATTTGTCCTCCTAGTGATAAAGTTATGAAGATGTTCAATCAACTAGATGCAGCAAATTGGACAGACAATCTAGTTGCACAATTAAAAACTCTTACTGACAGACCAATAGAAATTAGAATGAAACCTATTAGAAGAGAACGGGTTAGTACAAAAACAATACAACAAGCATTAGCTGACGATGTACACTGTTTAATTACCTATAACAGCATAGCAGCAATAGAAGCACTTATGGAAGGAAAACCAGCAATAACACTGGGACCCAATGCAGCGCAATTAATATGTGAAACTAATATAGAACATATAGAAGACCCCAAATTACCTAGTGAAGATGAAATGTATTGTTTTCTAAAACATCTTTCTTATGCACATTTTACACAAGAAGAAATGGAAAACGGAGATGCTTGGAAAATATTAAGGAGCGATATTAAATGAGTTTAACTGTTGCATCTTATTTAATGGGTATTCCGCCAGGAAATACAAACCCCGAAAAACCAGCTACAATTGTTGGATTTATCGAAGGCGTTTGGGCCTGTGGCGACAAAGGATCAATCGTTTGCGATTATCATACTGTTGATGCAGATGTTGCTGTTGTTCAAGGATTCGTACATCCTGGTAGTAAAAATCAACCTCATCTTAGTTTAAGAAAAAATGTATTTGAAAAACAACAACGAGAAAATAAACGATCAATAATTATCGATTCGAATTTATTTTTATATACAGATACAGGCAACACTAAAGGATATCTAAGATACAGCTATGATGGTATTTTTCCAAACACAGGTGAATATTGTAATCATACGCCAAATCCTGAAAGATGGAATACCATAAGCAAGAATCTTGGATTAAGTCTCAAACCGTTACAGCGTACAGGAAAGGATATACTAATCTGCTGTCAGCGTGACGGCGGCTGGAGCATGGGCGACAATAAACTGCTACCGTGGTTAGTCAAGACCATAACACAAATAAAAAAATACAGCGATAGAAGAATCATAATACGTTTTCACCCCGGCGATAAGAATGTACTGATTCACAAAAGAGCACTGGCAAGATACAGATTGCCAAACGTAATTATCAGCCATAACGAAAATATATTACAAGATTTTAAATCAGCACATGCTGTAATAAACTATAATTCAAGCCCAGCAGTTGCCGCAGCAATAGAAGGTGTACCTACTTTTGTACTTGATCCAAAACACAGTCAAGCGGCAGAAGTAGCTCATCATGATTTATCTGAACTAGAAAACATTCGAGAATTTGATAGAGAACTATGGGTTCAAAAAATGGCGCAGATGCATTGGAGTTTAACTGAACTCAAAGACGGCACTGCTTGGAAACATCTAAGGAATTGGGCAAAAAAATGACCAAACATATCACAGTAGTAACTACATTTCACAATAAACATTACGGCGTTTATGGAAAAAACTTTTTAGACAGCTTTGCTAAACATGTAGACAAACGAATTAAACTTTTGGTCTATGCTGAAGACTGTGTCCCTGACAATCCTGACCCTATGCGTATAGAAATATTAGATGCTAAAAAAGCATTGCCTAAGCTTAATCAATTTAAGGAGCAGTGGAAGGATGTACCCAAAGCAAATGGTAAATGTCCGTTCCCAGAACGCAGACCAAGAGACTGGAACAAAGAATTTAAATGGGATGCTGTGAGGTTTGCCAACAAGGTATATGCTGTGTTTAATGCTGCGGAAAGATCAAAAGATTGGTGTGTATGGATGGACGCAGACAGCTTTATTCATTCAGATTGGGAATATCAAGATTTTGCTGACCTACTGCCCAATACCAGTTGGATTACCTATGTGGGCAGAGGCCGAGGTTCACAGACTTGGCCAGAGTGTGGATTCTACGGTATGAATCTAAAAGATCCTGTGTGTCAAGAATTTTTACAAAAATTTGAACAGATGTACGAGAACGCAGAACAGGGAATCTTCACTCTGGAAGAATGGCACGACAGCTTTGTGTTTGGTACTATACTTGAGCAGATGAAACGTACAGCACCTAATGTGTTGGATTATTCATCAGAAATATATCTAACCAACACTGCTAAAACCGGCGGCGGCGGCCATCCACTGATTAATTCAAAGCTGGGGCAATGGATGGATCATATGAAGGGTGATCGCAAGTTCGAAGGCGCAAGCAAACGTAAAGATCTAATGGGGCATAGAAATGAACCTTACTGGCAAAAGATTTAAATTATGGAGAGAATACGGTGCGCTTAATTCACGTCCTATTTTTGATGCCCTTAGTCGCAGTATTGTTAGCAGTGGTGGTGTTATTTCTGATTCTACTAATCATGTCGATTCCGACGTTGATGTTATTTGGAGCGTTCTATTTCATGGTCGAATGGCTGGCAACCGCAGTGTGTGGGATTATTGCCGTAGTAGAGCGAAACCAATCATCGTACTCGAAGTTGGAGGAATCAAAAGAGGCACAACGTGGAAAGTGGGGCTCAATGGCATCAACCGAGATGCCTACTTCAATGATGGTGGTAATGATGGAACGAGAGCGCAGGCGCTAGGTGTTGAACTAAAACCTTGGCGCAGTACCGGCGAATATATTCTCATATGCGGTCAGCACGATAAAAGTTTACAATGGCAAGGTCAACCCAGTATGAGCAACTGGTTCTTAAAAACATATGACGAAATACGTGCTCACACTGATCGTCCTATAATATTTCGACCGCACCCTAGATGCCGATTGCCTGAAATAGAAAGAGGACTGAAGCATGTTTATAGACAAGACCCTCAACATCTATCAGGAACCTATGATGATTTTGATATGAACTTTGACAATATTAGGGCCACTGTGAGCTACAGCAGTAACCCGGGCATACACAGCGTACTAGAAGGCGTAGCAGCGTTTGTAGGCACCAGCTCGTTGGCGTACGACGCGGCTAATGACATAGACTTTATACACGACATAGAATCCCCTCTACAGCCAGATAGAACACAGTGGCTCAACGACTATGCTCACACAGAGTGGACAGTGGAAGAAATTTCTCAAGGCATACCACTTAACCAGTTGACATCACGTCTTTTTTAAGTTATATTAAGTGTATGCAGAAAATAGGCGTACACACAGTAGAAGATTGTTTAGAGATCCTTACAGGGCTCCAGAAGCATGATCTTGAATTTACAATAGAAACCAGCGATCGCAGCTTGATCCAAAGCATTGCTAGGCAAGTATTTCGAGGCACTGCGCTGACAGATCGTCAGTACAGTCTTATGAAAGAAAAACTAGACAAATATAAAATTCAGTTTGAGAGTCAAGACATCATTGGTGTTGAACGTGCAGTTAGCAAACTGCGCAATCCTCTGAGAGAAATTGATCGCAGCAAATATATCACTGTTGTAGAACATCTAGAAGGTATTCCTTATCCTGCAGATGAACGCTGTAGATACATTAAAATTAGATTTCCTTTTAAAAAATCTGATATAGCACTGATTGATCAAATCAACAGCACCAAAGATTATCATCACAAAAAAGGTAGTCACGAACACTATTTTGTTTACAACGAACATAATGTTTACAATCTGCTTTCTCGATTCAAAGACAAAAGCTATAAAATCGATCAAGAATTGGTTGACTTATTTGAAAAGATTCTAGACATTCGCAGTCGAGAACAGGACTACGTTCCGGGCATCTATAACAACGAACTGAAAAATATTCACCCTAGCGCAAAGGCAATTGCTGAAAGTGAAGTTGGCGCATTCGATGCTGACACTGTGTTGTTTTATGTGGACAGAAAATTTAGATACGGCATAGTAAACGTTGACCACAATGATGCTTCGTCTGTAATTGAAAAGATTGCCTATAGAAATGATGTAACCTATCAAAGTAAACCCAGTGAAGAATCACTGTCAGATATCTTATTGGCACTTCAAAATCTAAAAAGATTTCCTCTATTGGTTGTGCTGGAAAAGTCTCATGCTGAAAATCAGCTGTATGAGATGGCGAACTTTTATCGAGACATTTTACCCAATGAAGAACAGAGTGTGCTGTTTAGACAAGATGGCGACAGCGGATTTAATCAGTTGGTTAAAGACCGCAGGCTAAACAATTGGGTTGACAGCAATACTAAAATAGTATACATTAGTAGTGACAAGTTACCTAAGCTGTTGATCAGTGGCGAATGGCAACCCTGTGTAACTTTTGGTTACACCAGCAGATTAGATCGAACCGTTGACTCTTACATACACAATAGATGTGATCTCATAGTGTATCGAGAGGATATGATAAGCCCCATGCGGAGATACTCACAATACTATGGCTAGTTGTAAATTAATTATTGAAGATGAAGTTAACATTAAATTCGAAGGACTAGACGTAGACATCAGACGCAAACTGACCAACGCTCTCAAGTTTGAAGTACCTTATGCTAAACACATGCCTCAGTATAAGCTGGGACGCTGGGACGGCAAGGTTGCGTTCTTTGGTATCGGCGGTTCGGGCTATGTGAATCATCTTGATGTTATTGTTGACATCCTAACAAAAAACAAAGTAAACATTGTTGACATAGATGATCGTAGACACCCTATACAGATCAACTTCGCTCCAGTTACTGAACGCTATTGGGCTGATCAAGATATACGCTGGCCCAAAGGACACCCAGATGCGGGCGAACTTATTATGCTTCGTGATTATCAAGTTGAAGCAATCAACAACTTCCTAGCCCATCCACAAAGCCTACAACAGATTGCTACTGGCGCAGGCAAATGTCGAACTTATGATTCTACAATGGATATAGATGTAGGTAATTCTGATTTTGCTGAATATTTGCTAAATAAAGTAAGAAATAGCAACTGGAGCAATTCTATGAACGTAGCAACTTTTTGTAAAACATATCAGCGAAAAATGTGGAAGTCGATGATTACTAGGAAAAAATTAGATTTCACCTTATTGGATGTAATAACGTTCAACAATGAGCAACTTTATTACATACCGTATAATGGATATCATAAATTTACAGTAAGTACTTCACAATGCTTAAAGTGTAATGCAGCGCTAGTTATCGGATTTAGAAAAGATGAGTTTATAGTATCAACATGCAAATGTTCAGCAGATAACAAGAATTATGCTACTTTAGAAAAGTTATCAACTGTATTTCCTGTAAGTGAAGCAAATGACGTATTATCATCATTTGCAGAGCGAAAAACACGGAATTTACAAAATGTACTAACTCATTGGACATCGCGTGGACATACTCACGAGGACGCAGTACAATTAGTGTCAGACGTACAAGCGAGTCGATCGTCACTGTCACCTGCTGCACAGAAAGGTGCACGGGGGTATTCGATGAGAACCCCCGAATACTGGATTAAGCAAGGGTATTCTAAATCAGACGCTGTGCAGAAAGTAAGTAATCTTCAAGTTACAAACGGCTTAGAGTTTTATGTTAACAGATATGGCACTGATGAAGGCAAAGTACAGTACGATAAGCGAATGACAGAATGGTTAACATCATACACTCGTGCTATGGAACTAGATCCTACAATTAATGAAAGAAAAATGGTCGGGTTTTGCAAAGCATCAAAAGAGTCGTTAAACGTGTTAATGCCAGTCTATGAAAAGTATAACGATAAAATTCGTATATACTTAGGCATTGACGGAAATACTGAATATTTTTTGCGCGACGACGATAGTATACGATTTTATGATTTTACGATACCCGAGCTTAAAATAATTGTTGAGTTTCATGGATCTAAGTTCCATGCTAATGCAGAGTTATTATCTGAGCAACAACTGTTAGAATGGAAGAGCTTATTTTCAAATGAATCAGCAGACTTGGTTATTGCAAAGGATACTGTAAAGCGAAAAATAGCAGAATGTCACGGATACACATTGTTAACAATTTGGGATACTGACGACGTTGACCAAGCAATTACTAAAATTACAAATTTAATAGAAGAAAAACTTAATGAAATTTAACATACCAATAGGGGAACTAGCAGAGTCGATTGCGGAGTACAAAGGAGTACTATTAAACGATAACTGCGAAATTAATATTAAAGATCTTGATTGTAAAGTTAATACACCATCAGGAACTGCTACTATTAATATTATAATTAAAAAAGAAAAGTTAGAAGGCATAAAACTATTACTTGCAAATGGTGTAGAAATAAAGTGTGCTAATAAGCATATATTAAGATATAATAATGCAGACGTATTTGCAGATTCATTAGCAATTGGCGACTCGGTAGAAACTATTAACGGGAATGTTAAGGTTAGTAGTATTAACAATATTGACGATACTACATTTTACGATATCGGAATAGATGCACCGTACTTATATTATGATGCAGACGGAGTATTACATCATAATACAATTACCACAGCAACACTTTCACACATAAGCGAGCCTCATGGTCGTAGTCTAGTTATTGTTCCAAACAAATCACTTGTTGAACAGACTGAAGAAGACTACATCAACTGTGGGCTCGACGTAGGGGTGTATTTCGGAGACAGAAAGCAACTGGGTAAGACTCACACTATCTGTACTTGGCAAAGTCTAAACATTCTAGACAAAAGGCACAAGGACGGAGCAGCCGTACTATCACTGGCTGAATTTTTAGATGAGGTACGTACAATTATTGTCGACGAATGTTTTGCAGGCGACACTCTTATCACAACACCAAGTGGTCAAGTGCCTATTAAAGATTTAAAGGCAGGCGACAAAGTAATTAATCTATGTGAAAAAACAAAACAATACAAAGAAGATACCGTAGTTAAAGTTCATAAAAACTTAACACATAGTCAAAGTGAAAAAATGCTAGAGATAGAGTTTGACAACGGTATAAAAACTAAAGTTACTGCTAACCATAAATTTTTAACAGACAATGGCTGGGTTAGGGCAGATCAGTTAACTGAAGATTTAGAAATTATTAACATAAATACATATAGCTAAAGGAGAAGTATTTATGGCAAAACAATTTGATATAGAAAAGTTTAATAAAATTTTAAAAATAAATCATCAAAAACTGCAAGCAGAAAAAATAACTGGTAAAAAAGTTATCCTATCAAATGGATTAATCCTTGAGACTGAGAAGGACGTTCGTCTTTGTAAGAACAGAGTGATGTCAGGAGATAATGTTTGGAAAGAAAATTTCGACATACTTTACAGTATTAATAGTGATGAAAGAGAATTGGCCGAAAAAAAGTGTAGATCCTTGACTTCTGTGCAAGGCGGAATTAAATGCCAAGAAAAGCATGGAAAAAAAATTAAATCTAACCTAAACACAGGAACGCCATGGAATAAAGATATGAAGGGAAATTATCCTTATTCTTATTCGCATTCTCCTGAAACAAAAGAAAAGATAAGTGTTGCTAATACTGGTGCAAAAAACGGCATGTACGGAACAATGATGACCGCAGAACAAAAAGAATACAGAAGTAACTTAATGAAAGAAAAAATTCTTTCAGGAGAGTTTACGCCAAATTCTAATAATAGAAATACTCATTGGAATTCTTATTATAGAAATAAAAAATACAGAAGCAGTTGGGAATCACTTTATCAATATTTCGATCCTGATGCCGAGTATGAAACTTTAAGAATACCTTATGTGTTTGAATGCAAAGAACATATTTACATAGTAGATTTTGTTAATCATAAAACTAAAACTGCAATTGAAGTAAAACCTAGAGAACTCTTTAATGACCAAAAAACACAAACTAAAATATCTACAGCCGAAGAGTGGTGCAATGCTAATGGATATAATTTAGTATTAGCAGATAAAGAATATTTTATAACTCGGCCAATGCCTGATGATTTGACCGAATTTGATACTAAAACACAAAATAAAATTAGGAAACTTTATGAAGTTAATCAGTAAAAAAGAAATCGAAAAGCCACATGAAACTTATAACCTTCATGTAGAAACAGACCATAACTATATTGCAAATGATGTTGTAGTTTCAAACTGCCACATGGCAAAAGCAGAGGTGCTTAAGAACCTACTGACTCGCAACCTACGCAATGCTCCTATTCGCTGGGGACTGACTGGCACAGTGCCCAAAGAGCCGTTTGAGTTTGAATCAATTCATGCTAGCCTTGGCCCTGTGATTGGACAGATCAGTGCTAAGGAACTACAGGACAAAGGTGTGTTGGCACAGTGTCACGTTAATGTGGTACAGTTGATTGACACAGTAGCACACAGAGGCTATCAAGAAGAATTAAAGTATCTTGTTACAAATCAAGATAGAATAGAATACCTAGGCAAATTATTAAACACAATCAAAGAATCAGGCAACACACTAATACTGGTAGACAGAATTACAGCAGGCGAAGAACTACAAAAACTTATACCCAACAGCACATTTATCAGCGGTTCGGTTAAGGTAAAGGATAGAAAAGAAACATACGACACGATTAGAGAAGGTACTAACGAAGTTATCATTGCGACCTATGGAGTTGCCGCTGTGGGTCTTAACATTCCTCGTATCTTTAATCTTGTTCTTCTCGAGCCTGGAAAAAGTTTTGTTAGAGTTATTCAGAGTATTGGTAGAGGCGTAAGAAAGGCAAAGGACAAAGACTTCGTACAAATATGGGACTTGACATCAACATGCAAGTATGCGAAGCGGCACCTTACCGAAAGAAAGAAATTTTATTCTGAGGCGCAGTACCCATTCACAATTGAAAAAGTGGATTGGAAAAAATAATAAATGAGAATATTAACATTGGAAAACCAGTGCTTTGATTTGGACGACTTACCAGATCAAATAGACGAAGACATAAGATTCAGCGTACTAGACAATTCAGATCCAAAGAACCCTGATTTCTTTTTTGTACCCTTGATCTTTTTAGAAAGTTTTAATGCTCCTGCAATGGTGTTAGAAATTGCCGGACAAGAAGTTACTATGCCTGTGGATTGGAGTTTGGCTGTGGGCTGTAGTGAATCAGCAAACGATCTTGAGATACTACCACTGACCAGTTTGAATGACAGAGGATTTGAAGCATTTCTTTTTAATCCCCTAAGCAGTTTTAAAACAGAATTTGGTGATATTAAAATTACTAATTTTTACACAGACGTAAAATGGTATTTTCCTAAAATGAAAAACGGACAACTGTTAACTGTTCCGATTACCAAAGGCAAAAAACCACTGTGTGCTTATTTTGTAAAAGACATCAGCAGGCAATGTGAATTAATAGATTATTCATTGTTATTATAAGGAGA